TAGCACAGAAACGGGAGGCGGGTTCCAATGTTTAGCTGGACCTGTTAATGATAGAGCATGACATACACAGAATTAGTACAAAAAATTAGAGACTACACAGAAGTAGATGCAAATGTTTTAACTTCAAGTATTATAGATGGATTTATTGAAAATGCAGAATTTAAAATTCTTAGAGAAGTTGATTCAGACAACAACAGAAGATATGACACAGCTAACCTAATTACCTCTGATAGATTTATTGGAAGACCTGCTGGTTTATTAATTGTTAGATCTGCTCAAATTGTTGATTCAGATGGAAGTTCTCAACCAAACAATAGAGATTTTTTACAGTATAGAGATACAAGTTTTATGTCAGAATTTAATCCTACGGAAGCTACTGGAGTACCTAAATATTATAGTTTATGGGACGAAGAAAGAATTGTAGTAGCTCCTACTCCTGATGCTACTTATACACTTCAGCTAAACTATATCTTGAAAGACCCTGGTTTATCTGCTACAAATACCACTACATACATAAGTCAAAATTTTCCCAACGGTTTATTGTATGCATGCCTAGTAGAAGCTTATGGCTTTTTAAAAGGGCCCATTGACATGCTCCAGTTATATGATAAAAAATATAATGAAGCCGTCAAAGGATTCTCAATAGAACAAATGGGAAGACGAAGACGAGATGAATATCAAGCAGGTGTTCCTCGAATAGGAAAACAATAAGGAGATATACTATGGCTATAACACAAGCAATTGCAAATGCTTTTAAGAAACAATTATTAGAAGGAGATCAAAACTTTTCTTCATCTGGTGGTGATGTTTTTAAATTAGCGCTTTATACTTCTTCAGCAACTCTTAACTCAGCGACTACTTCATTCACAACTACAAACGAAGTTGCGAACACAGGTACTTACGCATCAGGTGGTGATCCATTAACAGGTCAAAATACTTCAATTGCATCAGGTGTTGCAATTGTTGACTTTGCAGATTTATCATTCACAGGTGTAACGTTGACAGCTAGAGGTGCAATGATCTACAACACATCTTCTGCAGTTACTAATGCAGCAGTTGCAATTTTAGATTTTGGAGCAGATAAAACAGCTACATCAGGAACTTTTACGATACAGTTTCCAGCATTTACTACAGCAGCAGCTATATTAAGAATATCTGGTTAAGGAGAATTAAATGGCGTTAGTCGTAAACGATAGAGTTAAAGAAACCTCTACCACTACTGGTACAGGCACTTTTACTCTTGCAGGAGCAGTAACAGGGTTTGAAACTTTTTCTAGTGCAATTGGAAATACGAATACAACGTATTATGCAATTGTAAACACTACCAATGCGGAATTTGAAGTTGGACTAGGTACGGTAGCAGCTGGCACTTTAGCTAGAACTACTATTATTTCATCATCAAATTCTGACAGTGCGGTAGATTTTGCAGCAGGTACAAAAAATGTTTTCTGTACTTTACCTGCATCAAAATCAGTAATACTAGATGCAAGTGGAAACATTGTTGCAAATAATGGAAGTAATTTAACAAATTTAAATGCAGACAATTTAGCTTCAGGTACAGTCCCTGATGCAAGGTTTCCTGCTACATTACCAGCAGTTAGTGGTGCTAATTTAACAAACTTAGATGCAGATGATTTAGCTTCAGGTACAGTACCTGATGCAAGGTTTCCTGCAACACTGCCTGCAGCTAATGGAAGTGCATTAACAAATTTAGATGCAGCTAATTTAGCAACTAATTTAGTTCCAACTGCAAGACTTGGAACAGGCACAGCTTCTTCTACAACTTTTTTAGCAGGGGACCAAACTTACAAAACTATTACTGCAGATATTACAGCAGTAACAGCAGGGGATGGTTTAACAGGTGGCGGATCTTCTGGAGATGTTACATTAAATGTTGGCGCAGGTAATTTAATTGACGTTCAAGCAGATCAAATTGATGTTGATCTTTCAGAATTAGCTACATCTACATCAGACGCTGATGGAGATTTTTTTGCTGTAGTTGATGCAGCAAACGCTCAAAAAAAATTAACAAAAGGCAATATTGCTATTTCAGGTTTTAATAATGATAGTGGATTTATTGATGGGTCTGCTTTAAATGCTTCTAATTTAAGTTCGGGAACTGTGCCTGACGCAAGATTCCCAGCAACACTTCCTGCTGCAAATGGTTCAGCATTAACAGCATTGAATGCAACTCAACTTACTTCTGGAACTGTCCCAGACGCTAGATTTCCCGCAACACTTCCTGCAGCTAATGGATCTGCTCTTACAGATTTAAATGCGTCAAACTTAGCTAGCGGAACAGTTGCTAATGCGAGATTAGATGCACAATTACAAGATGTAGCTGGTTTAGCTGTTACTAATGGTGGGTTTATTGTTGGCGATGGATCTAATTTTGTTTTAGAAACTGGGGCAACAGCAAGAGCCTCTTTGTCATTAGATACAGGTAATGATGTACAATTCGATTCTTTTGGTGTAGGCACAGCTGCTTCAGGAACTACTGGAGAGATTAGAGCAACTAACGATATTACTGCTTTTTATTCTTCGGATAAATCTTTAAAAGAAAATATTAAAAACATAGAAAACCCTTTAGAAAAAATTAGTCAAATTAACGGTGTGACTTTTGATTGGACAGAAGATTATATTAAACAACATGGTGGCGAAGACAAATATTTTGTTAGAAAAAATGACGTAGGTGTTATTGCCCAAGAAATAGAAAAAGTTTTACCTCAAGTGGTTGGAACAAGAGAAGATGGTATCAAAGCTGTTAAATATGACAGAATTGTTGCTTTGTTAATTGAATCCATCAAGGAACTAAAAAAAGAAATAGAAGAACTTAAAACAGGAGCCTAATCCATGGCCCTAGGAGTCACAGCATATTCAGAAGCACCTTTTGGTGCAGAACCCTCAGATGTAATTGCATATCCATCAGGTATTCAATTAACAGCTCAAGAAAATTCAGGTATCGTTAATATAGATGTAGATGTTTCTGTAACAGGTCAAAATTTAACTACAACAACAGGAAATGTAGTTGCGTTTTCATTGGTGATTGCAGAACCAACTGGAGAAGCTTTAACTTCTACTTTAGGAAACACTACAGAAGTAGCTGCAGGACAACAGGTTGATGTAACTGGTTTTGATTTAAATTTTAACCTAGCTAATTCTACACATGACACTTTAACAGCTTTTGGCGAAGCACCTTTTGCAACGTTAAGTCCAGCTACATTCCTTATTCCTGTTGAAGTAGAGGCGACTACTGGTGGTATTCTTGTAGGAACTACTTTACCTATGTCATTAGGTACTCTTTCCGTTGCAGCTGATGCTAACACTGGTGTTACTGGTCAGGCAATGACTATACAAGAAGGTCAAGCAACTGCAGATGACGCAAGTGCTGAAGTAACTGGTCAAACTTTAACATCAAATCTTGGAACAGCAGTGGGTGCTCCAAACACTATAGCGAGTGCTACTGGTTTTGATTTAACTATGCAGCCAGGTCAAGCAACTGCAGATGACGCAAGTGCTGAAATAACAGGTATTGGTATGACTGCCGCTCTTGGTACAGCTGTTTTAGATGCTAATACTTTAGTAGATTTAACAGGTCAAGCAATGACTATGCAAGAAGGTCAAGCTACAGCTACAGATTCGGTAGCAAGACCAACAGGCATTGTTATGACAATGGCTGAAGGAAATGTTGTAGGACCTGTTATATGGAACCCAGTACCTACAGGTAATGCACCTATAGATCCTCCAGGTTGGAAAGAAGTGGCTTGATTTAGATAATAATGTAATTATAATGGAAATATTAAGGGATTTAAAATATGGCAAATTCAACATCAGCTAGTTTAAAACTAACGGTTCAAGCAACTGGAGAAAACTCAGGAACTTGGGGCCAAATTACTAATACTAATTTACTTATATTAGAACAAGCTATTGGTGGATATGACGCAGTTGGTATTACTGCAGCAGCAACTTTAACTTTTTCAAATGGAACATTATCCAATGGTAAAAATCAAATAATAAAATTAACAGGAACTATTTCTGGAAATAAAAATGTAGTAATTCCAGATTCAATAGAAAAAACTTTTATAGTTGAAAACGCAACTAGTGGTGCTCACACAGTAACATTCAAAACTACTTCAGGGACTGGAGTAACTTGGGCAGCAACTGATAAAGGTATAAAAATGATTTATTCCGATGGAACAAATGTTGTAGACACCGCTTTTACAAAAGTTTCTTCAGATATTTCTCCTGAATTAGGTGGTGATCTAGATCTTAATTCAAAAAATATTACAGGAACAGGAAATATAAATACTACAGGAAATGTAGATATTACGGGAACACTAACTGCCGATAATGATGTACAAGCAGATTCAATAGGGGTAGGCACCTCACCTTCAGGAACCACCGGACAAATTCGTGCTACAGATGATATAACTGCATTTTACTCATCCGATGTTGCATTAAAAGAAGATATAGTTAATATTTCAGATCCATTAGAATCATTGAAAAAATTAAATGGTGTGTTATTTAATTGGAAAGATTCATGGATTAAAAAACAAGGTGGTGAAGATGGCTATTTTGTTAGAAAAAAAGATGTAGGGGTAATAGCTCAAGAAGTAGAAAAAGTTTTACCCGAAGCTGTTGCTCAAAGAAAAGATGGTATTAAAGCTGTTAAATACGATAGACTTACATGTTTATTGATTGAAGCGGTTAAAGTATTATCTGATAAAGTAGAAAAATTAAATAAGGAGAATAAATAATGGCACTACCGAATACTAATTTGAAAATGTCAGAAATTCAAACTGAGTTTGGAGGAAGTAATCCTATATCGCTTTCAGAATATTATGCAGGCGGAGCTAATGTTCCTAATTCTACTCCTGCTCCTAATGGGCCTATTCCAACTTCAGGACAAATTGCTATGGGTGTGTTTAGAGGTTCAGAAAATTTAACATTTACAACTGCTACTGGTGGATCTATATCAACATCTGGAAACTACAAAATTCATACTTTTAATAACAGCGGACAATTTAATGTTCAAAGTTTAGGAACAGACGATACTTTTGAATATTTATTAGTCGCTGGCGCAGGTGGTGGCGGTGACGCTGGACCAGAAGGTGGCGGCGGAGGAGCTGCAGGTGTTATTGATGGTAGTCAAACTTTAAATTCAACGGGAAATTATGCAGTAAACATCGGAACAGGTGGAAACGGAAACGGATCTAATGGTGCGGGTGGAGATGGTAATAATTCAGTTTTTTCAGGAAACACAACTGTGACTGCTTCAGGCGGAGGTGGCGGTGGAGGTACTAACGCTGCGGGACGTACAGGCGGATCTGGCGGTGGCGGAGGTGGAGGAGCTAATCCAAATGGAGGTAGCTCTGACCAATCAAACACCGGTGGAACAGGACGTGGTAACGCTGGTAATAATGGTAATGCGCAAAACAATGGTTCAGGTTCTGGAGGAGGAGCCGGTAACCAAGGAAATAACGGTGGTGGAAACCAAGGCGGTCAAGGCGGTCAAGGTTTTTCAAGCAGTATTACAGGATCTTCAGTCACATACGGTGGTGGCGGTGGTGGATCTTCTTGGGATGGAACTAGAGGCCAAGGTGGATCTGGTGGCGGCGGTCAAGGTGGACAAAACCTTGGTGGCGGCGGTCAAAGTGGCCAAGATGGAATTGGTGGCGGAGGCGGCGGAGGCTGTGATGCTACTGGTGGTCAAGGCGGAGATGGAAGAGTAATAATAAGGTACATATTTCAATAATGACTAAATATTTAGCAAAAATAGAAAATAATAAAGTAGTTGATGTAACTAGATTTTCAGACGAAGATTATAATTTAGGTATTGATCATTGTAAAAATTTAATAGGTGCTGCCGATTCAAATTATATCGTTTGTGAAAAAGGAACATCGGCAGGATATAATTATGACTCTAATTCAAATACTATTTATCTACCAAAACCTTTTGACTCTTGGACATTAGATGAAAATTTTGTATGGCAGCCTCCTGTTGCTGAACCTGACGGAGGAAGTTTGGCACTTGTGCACTGGAATGAAAATAATTTAAGATGGGAAGCATATTCTACTCCAGATGTGCCATCTACTGATAAGTATTGGAATGCATCTACTTCAGTTTGGGAAGATATTTAATAAAAACTAAACCAACCAGTAACAATATATTTTTCATGTGTTTTAGAAATCACACCACGGTGTGTATGTGTCCAATCGGAAGGCCATATGATTGTTAAACCTTTTTTAGCTTGTAAATTTAATTTTGGATAATAATAAAAATCTGTTCCTCCGTTAGGCACATCATTTAGATACGTCATAAATACAAATTCTCTTTTTGAACTATTTAATCCTTGTCTTTCTGCATGCCATTTTTTAAAACCTCCTCCTGGTTTGTAATATTGTATATTTGTATTTTCTTGAACATTGTTAACTTTTTCTAAGTTTTTTATAAATTTATATTTTTTTTCATATAAAGACATTACCTTTCCCAACTCTTTATTATATTCGCTAAACAAAGGTATATTTTTATTTATATGAAGATCTAAACTTTCTTTAGTGTTTATATCTACAAAACCATTACGTACAGGACCAACAGTTCCTTGGTAGGATCTGTGTCTAAATGCTTTATGATATTCAATTATCCTATCACATAATTTAAGATCTATGTAAGCTCCAACCATAAAGGTATGTTTTTCAAATTTTATTTGTTTCATAATGTTTGTTTTAACCAACAAAACCAACTATTAAATGTAAAACAATCGGTATCATTAAAAACATCTGCTTCTTTTAAATCATGATAGCTTTTGTCTAATATATTTTTTTTATATATGTTAAATCTTCCGGATGGTTTTAACTGTCTTGCTTTTTCCCAAAAAATACCTTTTCTTTTAGAAACTAAATAATGCATATTTACAAAATCAATACTATTTTCGTAAAACATTTTCATGTGATTATTATAATAATCTTGATCATTTTCGTTGTATAAATTTTTATATATTCTTTTACATAAAGAATATATACCTTCCATAGCTAACATTAATCCTGTGCTTTCTAATGGCTCAATAAAACCTGCAGATAATCCAATAGACACAACATTTTTATTCCACATTTTTTTATCATAGTAAGGTGTCCAATCTATTGTTTTTAAATTTTCTTTTTTAATTCTATTATCCCAATGTTTTACAAAAAAATCTTTTGCATCTTCTATGTCTGTTATTTGTCTATTAAATATAAAGCCAGAACCAATACGTGAAGCAACAGGAATAGACCATACCCAACCTTCATCTACAGCTTCACATCTAGTATAAGGTACTTTTTCTTTTTTAACATCTTTATAAAGAACCTGTGCAGCAACAGCTGTGTCACAGATTAATCTATCTCTCAACATTATCTTTTCTGTTTTTTCTTTTAAAATAGAATTAAAACCTGTGCAGTCTATATACAAATCTGCTTTTATCTTTTCGTTATTTTTTAATTTTAAATATTCTACTCCACTATCGTTATGAACAACTTTACTAACATCTTGTTTTATAAACTTAACTTTATCTTTTAATTTATTTTGTATAAATAAAACTAATTTTCCACAATTAACGTGGTACGCTACATTAGATAAATTATCGAATTTAGTCGTCATTGCTTTTTTATAATCTTTACATGTATCTAGGTTGTTATAAAAAGGATGGTAGACATCTTTTTTTTCATCAATCCAATTAACAAAATGAATACCTAATTTTTCTGTAGTATCCATTTCAAAAAACCACTCATTCTTTATAAAACCACAACTAGATAAGAAAGGAGCAAAATTTAAAAGTGTAGCTTCTCCAACTCCAACAGGTGTTCCTATTTCTTTATCTACAATAGTTATATTTAAATTATTTAAATTCCAGTTTAAGTAAGCTGCAGTCAACCAACCTGATGATCCTCCACCAATAATAACAATGTTTTTAATTTTTTTCATAGTAGTTAAAATTTATTACAATTCTTTTATCTATTTTATCATTTAACATAGCGCAATGTTCAGTATCAGAATCAAAAATAACTATTCTGTTTTCTTTTGCTTTTACCAATTTTTCTTTATTATTTACCTTGAAGTAAGTTCCTGTTGTATCAGTATCAAAATAAAATATAGCTGTTTTTAAATTCTTATAACCATAGTCTTTGTGCCACGAGGTTTTAAAATTTTCTTTAGCTTTAAGAGATAAGTTTATTCTTATTTCAACGATCGATGAAATATTTAACTTTTCAACAAACTCCTGCATTAAATTAAATACATCACTATTTGGTTTAAAATTACTATAGACACTATGAGAAAACCACTGTATGTCTTTTTTTTCATTCTCGACTGTTCCATTTTTAGAAAACCAGGCAAGATTATCACTAAATAATCCTTCTTTAATTTGTAAATATAAATTTTTATTTATAAAATTATCAATTATTTTCACCAGTTTTACTACTCCAATTAAAAACTAAATTTATTCTTTCTTGCGGAACAGGGTCTACCCAATGGTATAAAAAGCCATCTAAAGTTATTACTTTTCCTCTATGGGTTGAGAAGCTGCCGATATCTGTTTGTAGTGGTGCAACATCATCAAAATATATTATTGTGCTGTAATATGAATCTCTATGGTGATGCCTTTCTACCTTTTCCCCCTTATTTAACACATTTCCCCAAGCGTCTTTTATAAGTATCTCCTTTTCACTATCTCCTGTTAATATACCTTTATGTCTAAAGATGGTTGGATAAAATACCTTAGTTATAAAAAGTTCAAATTCAGGGTCTTTTAAAAACAATCCCCATGAAGTCATTTGACCTTTTACATTTGTTTTATAATTATTAGGACCTAAATTAGCTCTTATTTTATCCTCAAAATATTTTAATCCTATCTCATCTTCGTATGTAAAATCATGTATTTTAGTTAAAGTTGTATAGGGAATTTCTTTTAAAGTGTATGAGTAAGCTAGATTATCTTTCATAATAGGTATATATTACCATTTAAAAAAAATGTCAAATCAATGAAATCTTTTGTTAAAAATATTGAAGATCCTATTTTTGCAACTGAAAAACAAAGAACACAAGAAATGTGGGATATTGAAGGTAGGCTTAAAAATGCTAATCAAATCTTCAAATTTGATATTAGACCTATAAAACCGGTCAATGAGGATAGATCAGAAAAAATAGGTTATTTTAATACTAAGGCCGATAAAATTGTGTTTGAGGTTAAAGATCATTGGATTGTATTTGATACGGAAGAGCTCCATGAATATATTAAATCCGGAGAAAAAAGAGATTTTAACGTGGACGAATTACTAAATAATTTATCTTGGAATTTAATACTCGATAAAGTAGAATGAAAACATGCTACAAAAACTTAATTTTAAACCCGGTTTTGACAAAATGGTTACAGAATCAGGGGCCGAAAGTCGATGGATTGATGGTGATTTTGTAAGGTTTAGATATGGGCTGCCTGAAAAAATAGGTGGCTGGAGTCAACTTACAAATTCTTATAATACTTTACCAGGTGTAGCACGTGCTCAACATACATTTGCTGCTATAAATGGTGAAAGATATGTGGCGATAGGGACTTCTCAAGGTTTATTTTTATATTACAATGGAGAATTTTTTGACATTTCTCCCCTAGCTAGTGCTATAACTGGAGCTACTTTTGATGCAACGTCAGGATCTGCTACAGTTACTGTTAACAAGACTAGTCATGGACTATTAGCTGGAAGATATATAACATTTTCATCTGTTACTGTTCCAACAGGATCAGGTTATGCAACAACTGATTTTACAGGAAATACATTTGAAGTACAACAATCTAATTTAGGATCAAATAGTTTTGAAATTATTATGCCTTCTAATTCAGCTGCAACTACATCAAACACAGGTTCAGCACAGATAGACCCATATGAAATTGTTGGTCCAACGTTTGAAACTGCAGGTTTAGGTTGGGGTACAGATACATGGGGTTCAAGCACGTGGGGCACTGCAAGTGCAACTAGTGATGTAACTCTGGATCCAGGTTTATGGTCTTTAGATAACTTTGGTCAAATACTTGTTGCAACTATTCATAACGGTAAAACATTTACATGGAGCGCAGGCGTATCATCACCTAGAGCAAACAGAGCAGTTATTATGTCTGGTGCTCCTACTAAAACAAGACTGACTCAAGTATCAGATAGAGATAGACATGTATTTCATTTTGGAACAGAAACAACTATTGGAGACTCTACTACTCAAGATCCAATGTTTATAAGATTTAGTGATCAAGAAAATTTTAATGTGTATCAACCAACAGCAACTAATACTGCAGGAACGTTTAGATTAGATAAAGGTAATGAAATTATTGGAGCAGTGTCTGGTAAAGATTATACACTAGTATTAACAGATACTTCTGCTTATGTGATCCAATTTGTTGGACCACCATTTACATTTAGTATTAGACAAGTTGGTAGTAACTGTGGATTGATTGGTCAGAATGCATTAAGTTATTCTAATGGTATTGTGTTTTGGATGTCTGGTGAAGGTGGATTTTTCATGTTTGATGGTACTGTAAAATCTATTCCTTGTGAAGTTGAAGACTTTGTATTTACTACAACAGGAGATAATTTAGGAATCAACCAGAGTTCAAATCAATTGGTTTATGCAGAACACAACACATTGTATAATGAAATTAATTGGTTTTATCCTGAGTTTGGATCTCAACAAATTAATAGATGTGTAGTATATAATTACGCAGAAAATGTTTGGACTACCTCATCATTAGCTAGAACTAGTTATGTAGATCAAGGACTTTTTGATTTGCCCTATGCAACTGAATATAATAAAACTGCTTTACCTAATTTCCCAATACAAGGTATTACAGCAACTTATGGTGCATCAACTTACTATGCTCATGAAACCGGAACCGATCAAGTAAATTCATCAGGTACAACATCAATTGATGCCTTTATACAATCCGGTGATTTTGACATTACCAACTCTAATAATATTGCTAACTTACAAGGAGACGGTGAATACATAATGTCAGTTAAAAGATTTATACCAGACTTTCAAGTGCTTACCGGTAATTCAAAAATTACTTTATTAATAAATAATTATCCAAGTGATACAGCTGTAAGCTCACCTCTTGGACCCTTTACAGTAACTTCATCTACTGATAAAATAGATACACGTGCTAGAGGAAGATTAGTAGCTCTTAAAATAGAAAATGATGCTGTAGGTGAGACCTGGCGTTATGGAACATTGAGATTAGATGCAAAACCAGATGGAAGAAGATAATGGCTAAAATAGCAGCATATATACCTGAACCAAAACAAGAATATGAAGTAGATAACCAAAGACAAATTTTAGAGTCTATTGCTACAGTAAAAGACCAACTTAATTTTTCATTTCAAAACGACTTGAAAGAAGAGCAAGATACATATAATTACTTTTTATCATGACCATACAATATAAAAGTGCAGTATTTGATTTAACAACTACTAACTTAACTACAGTATTAACAGTAGCGACTTCTGCAGTGGCAATTGTAAAAACTGTGCAGGCTAGTCATATGGATGCATCAAACGTAGATGCTGATCTATATTTAAAAAAATCTGGCGGGAGTGATGTGGAAATAGGCCATGCGCAGCTTAATAAAGGTATGACAAATATGATTGTAAATACCTTGAATTTAGAAGCAGGAGATGTTATAAAGATGCAGGCAGATACAGCAAATGAAATAACAGGTGCTGTAAGTTATGCTTTAATAGACAGGTCACAACAAAATGGATGATAATATTTTAAAAATAGATTGCACTACAACAGTAGTGTTAAGAAATACTAGAACAAATAAAATATATAAAGACGAAGCAGAGAAAGAAGCGGATATAGCTGATCCTACTACTGAAACAGTTGCAGAGCACATTGCTCAAGATTTAACAGTACAGGTATCCCCGAAAGGATTGAACATTTTACAGAAAGTCATGAATGAAAATAAGAAATCAAACCCCTAAAGGTGGGACTGAATTACAATTAAGTTTTTTAAATAAATACGTAGACAAAAATTTATTGGACAAAGTTCAAATTTGTACTTCAATACCAGGTAAAGTTCCATTAGATCCCAACAAAGTAAATATACTTTGGCAAAAAAATTCTTACGATCAACCTAATTTATATCCTTGGTTTAAAAATAAAGCTAATCACCATAAGTACGATTGGTATGTATTTAATTCTCACTGGAATCATGAAAAGTTTAGAATGATGTTTGGTCTACCTACTGAAAAATGTATTGTTATAAAAAACGGTGTAGACAAAATAGAACAATCACAACCTTATCAAAAAGGACAACCTATAAAAATCATACATCAAAACACTCCTTGGAGAGGTTTGTCTGTATTGTTAGGTGCAATGCAGCTAGTTAAAAACCCATTAATTACTTTAGATGTATATTCATCTTGTGAAGTTTATGGCAAAGATTTTATGGATAAAAATGATAAAGATTACAAAGCTCTTTACGATCAAGCGGAGTCTTTACCTAATGTAAATTACATTGGTTATAAACCAAATGAGTACATAAGAGAAAATATAAAAAATTATAATATGTATGTGTATCCAAGTATATTTGAGGAGACTTCATGTATATCTTTATTAGAAGCAATGTCTGCTGGATTATACAGTATTGTAACAAACTATGGAGCTCTGTTTGAAACAGGCGCCGAGTTTCCAATGTATATTCCTTATGACAGTAATTACAAAGCCTTAGCTGAAAAATTTGCTTATGGCATAGATGCTGCATCAGCAACACTTCATGAAAAAGTAATACAAGACCATTTAACCACACAAGCTAGCTATACACAGTTTTATTATTCTTGGAATAAACAAGCTGCTTCATGGACTAACTTTTTAAAAGGAGCAATTAATGCCAAAGCCAAATGAACCTATATGGTTTAACCAGGACAAAACAGTAACCCCAAATGGAGATACTTACCAAACCATTAAAACCAATAAAGTAGAAAATAACGTAACCGAAATAAATATAGGAGACCAATCTCCTTATAGAATAATGGTAGGCACTCCTTGTCATAGTGATGTTAGTATGCATTACACACAAGCAGTATTAAAGTTTCAACAAGCGTGTTGGGTTAAAAAAATACAAGTAAGTTTTACATTATTAAAATCATCTTTGGTTACTCAAGGTAGGAATTTATGTGTTGCTGAAATGTTAAGCCACGAAGACAACTATACTCATTTATTATTTATTGATTCGGATATTGATTTTAATGCTGAAACTATTTTTAAAATGCTAGAGTTTGATAAAGATATTATTGGGGTACCTTATCCTATGAAGATATTAAGTTGGGATAAAATATGGAGAAGACATACCTTAAAACAAAGAGCTATTAATGATGCTAATGATCTGGCCAAAGCAGGGTTTACCTTCCCTGTTAAAGTAGAGAATCCTAATTCAATTACCGTGGACCGAGGACTTATGGAACTAACTCATGCTCCTACGGGGTGTATGTTAATTAAAAGAGAAGTTCTTGAAAAGATGATTAAAGAATACCCTCATTTAGAGATATTTCAACCCACTAATATTAACGGTAAAGAAGAGAAAAAAGACAATATGTATAATCTATTTGATACATTACATGATCCTGTTACTAAACGTTACTTCGGCGAAGACTTTGGATTTTGTCAAAGATGGACAGATTTAGGGGGTAAGGTATATGGCTATATAGATGACTACATAACTCACGTGGGAGAATACTCTTATTGTGGTCGTTTTAGAGACGATTTAGAACAAGCAACTAAACCTCTCAAAAAAGTTGACGATACTAAAAAAATCAAATAAAGTATCACATTTACAGGATTTCTACGCCTGCTTAACAATATAAATTTATTTAAATTATGGCGATATCTAGATCTTTAATGAACAGACAATTACGAGCAGATGGTGGCATTATGCAAGTCGCACCTAGGGAAAAGTTTGGTATAGGTAGCAAACTTAAAAAAAGATTAAGAAAACTTATACCTAATGAACTAGCCAATATTGCAACAAAAGCAGCTCCTTTCGTTGCACCATTTAACCCATTACTTGCAGCAGGAATGTCAGGTATTGGAAGCTTTGATCAAACAGGAAAAATAGGAGATTCTTTAAAAAAAGGAGCTTTAACTTATGGACTCGGTCAAGGTGCTAGATATTTAGGTGGAGCAGATTTTCAAGGACTACAAAACCCATTTGCTAAAGATGCATTTAGCATGCCAACAGGTAGTGGTGGTATAAAAAATTTATTTAAAAGTGATGTTAAACCTATTCAACCAATAAGTGGTGGAGAGTTTGGTCAGTTTCCAGAACCTACATTTGGTGCTGGTGATGCAATAGGTGGAGAAGGTTTAACAGGAGCTGGAGAAATTATAAGCAGCACTACTGCAACCACTCCAGGATCTGCAATGGATTCATTTAACGTAATTAAAAGTCTTAAAACTTCTGCAGCAGATAAAGGAAAAGCAGCTTTAGATCTTTTAAAAAGAGGAAGTAAAGCTTTGTTTTACACAGATGGTAAACTTGACAAAAATGCAGTGCTTGGAGCAGTAACCGCTGCGGGAACTTATATAGAAGCTTTAATGCTAGCTAAAGACGCTGGTTTAGACTTAACTGAAGAAGAGTATGATGAAGCACGAAGAGATGAAAAAAAACAAGAATACGGAGACTACTTACAAGATTTCTTTGGTGGTAAAAAAGATGGTGGCAGAATAGGATTTGAGTCTGGTGCTAATGAAATGATAAAAACACAATTACTAGAAGAGATTATGCCTGACACAAGTACAGAAGACATGATAATGATTATGACAGAGGATGGACCAAAGATGATTAAGAGATCAGACTTTGAAGCAATGTCTGGAATGTTTAGAGATACGACTACAAGCGCTTATGGAGATGCAGGTAGAGGAAGACCTGTTCCAGAATTTGCTAATGGTGGTAGAATAGGATTTAAAGGTGGATATAGTCCAGGAATAGTATCGGCAGCTTTGGAAGAATACAATAGTGTTTATGGAACAGATAGTTCCGGAGAAGAAATTCTTGTAAAAGATTTATATAGTGGAGGCTTTGAAGAATTTTTAGAAATTTATACTGGAGATGCGTATGAAAAAAGAGCTAACGGCGGAAGAATAGGATTTAAAAAAGGTAGTCCAGAAGAAACTTCTGAAATAGGTATTATGGCCATTGACGTTGAAGCAGGTGATGACGAAGACGAAGAAGATATGATGATGGCAGGAATTACATTTAGTAGACCTGAAAAATCATATTTGTTTAGAAGACTAGGTGGATCCGGTGGATCAGATAGATCTTATACTATGCCTAACCTATACAAAATATTAAATAACCCTAATAAATATCCAGAAGATGCAGCAATACTAAAAGAAATTGCTATCATGGGTCTTGGTGAAGGACAAAAGGACGGCGGAAGAATAGGTCTTAAAGGCGGATCAGGTTCTTCTAATAGAGTAGCACAATTAATTTTAGAAAGAGATTATTTACTTTCTAAAGATGAAGACGTTTCTTATATTGATGCAGAGTTAAAATCTCTTGGATATAAAATGAAATCTGAAGGTGGTGTTATGGATGTTAAAATGCCAACAGGTAAAATTAGAAAAAATAGTGCTGGTGTAGTTGAGAGAGATTACAGAGATGAAGGTGGTTTTGTGCCCGTCGGTATTAAAGAAAGAGCCGATGATGTACCCGCTATGTTATCTAAAAACGAATTTGTAATGACTGCTGATGCTGTACGTGGTATAGGTAATGGCAGCGTTGAAGAAGGATCTAAGAAATTATACAACACAATGAAAAAAGCAGAACAAGTAGGTAAAGCATAATGGCAGATTATACATACAATCGACTAGCCCCTTATATGGAAGGTGCTCAAGAGAGTTACATAGATCTATTAACACAACTAGTAGGTAGAGCTCCAGGCTCTGCCGGTGTACCAACGTTAGATCAACTTGGACCAAAGATTGCATCTCAAAATGTTTTAACTCAACAAGCACAACAACTAGCTGCAAATCAAGCAGGATTAGGTCAATTAACTTTTGATCCTACAACAGGAGCCGTAACTGGTGCTGGAACAGGAAGTGGAGTTGCAGGATTTCAACCATTCTTAGATCAAGCAGCAGCTTATTCAGGACCGAATGCTTACAAACAATTTATGTCGCCTTATCAACAAGACGTTATCGATACGACTTTACAAGAGTATGACATTCAAGCAGCAAAAGGAGCTCAAGGAACTGCAGCTGACGCGATAGCAGCAGGAGCTTTTGGTGGTGGTAGAGAAGGTGTACGAAGAGCAGAATACGGAGCAGCGTCGGATAGAAACAGAGCTGCAACTCAAGCAAAATTATTACAAGAAGGTTTTGGTACAGCACAAAATTTAGCTTCTCAAGCTTTTAATCAACAAAGAAACTTAGCATCATTACAGCCATCTTTAGCTGCAAGTAATATACAAAATCTTGGAAGTGCAGGAACATCAAATTTAGCTTATCAACAAGCGTTGTTAGATGCTGAACAGCAACGAAATCAACTAGCTTATAAAGAACCTTTTGATAGATTAGGTATTTATGGATCAGGAATAGCTTCTATGATTAGTGGCGCACCTTATACTACAACTACAATTAGTGATGCTCAAGGAAGTGTTGGACCTTTCTCTCAAGCGTTATCTGCAGGATTAAGTGCTTATGGTTTAGGGAGCATCTTCGGAGGCAGAGGCTAATGTATTTTAAAAGACCATCGTTTAGAAAAGGTGGAAACATCGGTGGGGGTATTATGTCTGGAACCGATATGGGAACTAGAACTGGTTTTCAAAATCCGATGATTGATTTTTTAAATAGAAATATTTTAGGACGTAATACTCAAATAGGGACAACTCCTCTTTCAAATGTTTCTGAAAGTGTTGGAATAGAACAATTATTAAAAGGAACAGATACCAGAGGAAGTGTTAACACTACACCTCAAACTGTAGAAGAATTATATAAAAGAAGAGGCGAAAAGCTTAAACGTTCAGGGGACTACATAGGTGAAATATTTAGTGCGGAGCCGTATATTGATAGTGAGGGTAATAAAAGAGATAGAATTACTGGAGAAATAATTACAAGTGCTACGACTTCCTCGGGTATCGACCAAATAGTGTCTGAGGGAGCTGCAGGCGATCAGATTACAATGTTAAGTGACGAAGCAAAAGGTGCAGCAACAGAAGCTTTATTAAAATCTATAGAAGAGAAAAAGAAAAGAGTAGAACCAGGAAGTGATGATAGTTCTATTACTTTAGATCCTTACGAAGAAATTAAAAAAGAAAAAGATTTCTTAAGTGAGATGTTAAAGAATGAAGGATTAGAGAGAGGTGAGATAGCTTTGATTGCAGCTAAAGCTATTGGAACAGAAGGTAGTTTCAAAGATAAATTAGATGCAGCAGTTGCACTAGCACTACCTGTTGTACGAAGAAGAAACAAAGAAGACAAAGCTCTTACACTAACTGCATACAAAGCTTTCAAAGAAAAAGAAGCGGCTCAAGCTAAGGCAGGACAAGACACTACTGGTATTAAAGATTTAAAATATCAAGCTGATATTTTAAGAAAATCAGGAGATCCTCAATATAAAAATAAATCACAAGAAGAAGTAATATCTATAATAATAAAAGATAAATTTGCAGATGCTGACTCTGCAACAAGAATTAAAATTTTAAGTTCTACAAATGTGGCCGGAGAAGTATCATCAAGATTTGATGATTTAAGAGATGCTAAGTCCGCGTTAGATAATTACATTGAAAAGAAAGGCGATAAATTAAAAGAAGATGATAAAAAATTAGCATTATTAAGAAAAACTCTAGAAGAAGCTAAGGTAAACTTTAACTTGTTTGCTAAGTATCCGGAGTTTGAAAAAGTTTATCCTACGTTTGTTAGTGAATTTACAAACTTAGGTCTTAAACAAGGTGGAAGAGTTAAAAGAGCTCTAGGTTCACCTAGTACAGGCGAACAAATAATTACTACCGAAGCACAAACTATTGGAGCAGAAACAGCAGAAAAACCTGTTTTAAAATTAGATTATGCTCAATTAAGAGATAGATTACCACCAGAAATTACAGATGATGTAGTACAATTATTAGCAAACAGTGAAGAGGCTTTACAAGAATTTGCATACATACAAACTCAAAACGATGTTGATGCTTTTAACTTAAAGTATGGTGTTAATCTTATAATTCCTCCTGCACCACAAACTGCATAGGAGAAAATATGGCGTTAGAAGGCCTAAGAGGTTTTGAAGTATTCAGCGATGACGAAGACATCACCAGGGCTCGAGGAACTGATGCTGGTGTTACAGATTATCTTTTTGATATTCCTGTTGGAGCTGTAGCGGGTTTAAGTCAAGCTGTTAAAGGTCTTCTTCAATTAGGTGCAATGCCTATTGATTATCTTGCCAACACTGATTTACTTACAGGTATAGATGATATTTTTAATAAAATAACTCCAGAAACAGATACAGCTGTTGGAGATATTACATCGGTTCTTACTCAATTTGCTGTGCCTTATGGGGCTGCATTAAAAATTGCAGGGGGAATATCTAAATTAAAAGGTCTAAGCACAGCTACTAAATTAACTGCACCTGGTATGACCAGGGCATCTCAAGGTATGGAACTTGCAAAACGTGCAGGTTACTATGGAGGTATTGGTGGTATTACAGACTTTGCAGTATCTACTCCGGGAGATTTAGGAACTCTTTCTGATGTAGTAGGTTTAACAGAACAAACAGACTTTGAAGGTTTAAGTGGTAAAGAAAGAGCTGCTGAAACAATCAAAGGTAAATTAAAATTTGGTGCTGAAGGCACAGTTATAGGAGGTGGTGTTACTTTATTACCCGCTGCTGCTAGTGTTGGATTTAGATATGGAATCATACCCGCAGCTAAAACAGTTGGCTATGTAGGTGGTAAAGCTTTAAATGTAATTGATTATCCTTTGACTGGTGCAATTAATGCTATTGTCGGTAAAGGTGAAAAAAGCATAATACAAAAAGCCGTAAGTGAAGGTGGAGCTCTTGCACAAAAAGCTGGAGATAAGTTAGGATTAAGTGGTGATTGGAGACATGTCCCTGTAGATGGTGGTATGATTGATCAAATTAAAAGAGGTATAGTTAGAGTTAAAGATCAATTCGTAACAGATAGAGGATTAACTCCAGAATTAAGAAGTATGCAGATTG